GGCATATGTTCTTTACGATGTGCAAGTACACACCCTACAGCTGACCCAGCGTCTCCTGGGTTTGCCATTATGTGTACATTATCCCAATCACTTGTTAAAATACTATTAGCACTGCAATTTAATGCGCACCCTCCCATAAAAACTAAGTTGCCTGTGGGTGATTTCCATCTAGCCCAGTTGCTGATTATCTTGAGGATATACTGATATACTGCTTGAGTGGCAGCAGCAATATCGAACATATCTTGTTCTGTAGTTAAATCTGGGCGCCACCATTTGCACCCTCTATGAAGATTATGTTTGAATTTAATACGTGGCTTGTCGTTGAATATGTTTAACAAGTTTTCTTCTGGTACTTCGATAAAATCGTTTAGGATGTCGTTGAATAGGCGCAAGGGGTCACCGTATGCTGCCATACCCATGAGGATGTACTCGTCCTCTTGTGGCTTGAGACCTATTCTTTGTGTCATTGCACTATACCATAAGCCTATAGAATGCGGGTATGATTGTCTATAAATTTGTTTGATTTCTTTTTCTTTTGCTTGCCAGATAGTAAGTGTGTCAAATTCTCCAATTGAGTCGATAACAATAATGCTGGCTTCTGTAAAAGGACTAGTATAATAACCGGCAGCAGCATGGGAAAGATGATGATCAATATACCTAATAGGAGCATGTATCCCATAAGATCCAAGATAGTTAACAATATTGTTTTCTTGTAACCGTATTCCTTGCCCTGCTCTAAATTGTCTAAGAGTTTTGACAAGGGGTCTTTCATACCAAATAACTTCATCAGGCTCTCCCCACTGTTTGGCATATTCGATTAATTCGTTATTAAGATGACTATCATTCTTTACACCACTAAAGCGTTCACTATGACTTGCAAATTCTAAGCCTTCGTTGTTAAACACAGCCAAAGCAGCATCGTGACTGTTAGCACTAATTCCCCATGTTATCATACAGTAATATCTACCCTTGGCATGTGAGGATGATGTTTAACCTCTTCACCTTTTGCGTTATATGATTGAAACACAATTTCTTCAATTCGTGTTTGACCGTTTTCTTTTATGTGTCGTACGTGAACTTCTGTGTCTACTTTAGGTGTAGAGAATGTTTGAGTGTAATAACTAAGTACTTGATATGATCCTAAATTTTCTATCATTTGTAAATAAATGGATCTTTCTTTCTAAGTTCTTTAATTTTACGTCTAAATTCTATTTCTTCTTTTATGCGTCTGTATGGCCATGTAATAAGATTCCATACAAATTTAGAACTATCACATATAACTGTACATATTTTTTTTAAATATTTTTTGATGAAAACCATGTCTTTGCTCTCAATTTTATTTTTAGAGGTGATTCCTCTGCTGCTGATACAATGCTGTATAGTGTATACAATCTTCCATATAACTTAACAGCATCGCCTATGTCTTTACAACTTTTATCCCAATCTGGTAAACTAACTTGCCAGCCAAGATCTAATGCTTGTTTCATTAAATTTCTTCCTGCATGATCTCTGTCAGGAACAACAATTATTTGTTTTTGCAACTTATTTAGCAGCATTTCTTGTTGCTTAGAAATTTGAAATCCTCCTAGCGCACATCCTTCTACATGCAGTGCATCAATCTGTCCTTCGCACACTATACAAAATGATTTATTAGGTCCCTGTTCGTCAAGATTAAACACAAAGCCTGGTTGTACTTCCATAAGATACTTTGGTTGAAAATCTTTGTTAATTGTTCTTGCTACCCAACCTACAACACGTTTCTGATAAAAACAGGGAATAATAAACTTATCTTTAAATCGACGATCAGGCGACCAATAGTAATCGATATCATCAAAATTTAAATCTCTTGCGGCCATATATTCAATTACCGCATAAAGATCGTCGTTTATATCTTTTACATCTGTGATCTTAACTGCGTCTTTTGGCAAAGATGAAGTTTCAAATGTAGGAATCTTAATTTTATTTGTTGTTATAACTGCATTTTCATTTTGTCTTAAAATATCAAAAGAAACTTTTATAATATCTTCATCTGATATATTCATCCAACGCATTAAAAGTTTCATATTTCGACTAAGCGGTCTACCAGGTTGCCAGCTTGCTTTGAAACCACAATTAAAACAATGATAGCTAATGCCACCGTCTGCTTGTATTATTCCACCACGTTTTTTAGTATCCTTACCATGACCTCTTTCAAAACAGCAAGGTGCGTTAAATGAAGTCCATCCACTAGGAGTTCTTTTACTATGAGAAGGTATGGCCCATAAAATATGATCAACAAGTAAACTCATATTATTATTATAGCGTAGTTATGATTTATTGTCAATCAGTTTCTAATCAAAATTTTTGTTATTTTATCTGCAGGATTTGCATTTGTTTTAAATCTTAAATGACTAAACACGCCATTAAAATTTACAGGAACTGGTTCATTTTCAGTTCCATTAAAGGTTACAGTATCAACGTTAGCCCAATTTGTGCTTTGGTTAACTTGATTATCAAGAGTAGCCTGTATTGTTAAATCTCCAGAATATGCTTCAGTGTAAACTGCAATAGTGTGTAACGCTTCGTTGCCATTTATAGCAGGTTGGGCATCAATAGATTCGCTTATCCATTCTTGTGTATCAACATTAGTTTGTGTGAATGTTTCTATACTGTAAGATGCTTTTGGACCAGGAAACGTTGTTCCGTTTACATAGATAGTTGCATCGTTGTCAAAATTACTATGACTGTATGTTAATAATTTAGAATTATTATTATCTACAAGATATATGTTATAGGTTAGATATTGTTGTTTAACATTTAGTAGATCATTTTCTGATATAGTTACTTGAAAAAGTCCTCTTGTATTTGAGCTATCGTCATTTGTAATAAGTGTTCCGTCATGTTCTAATACCATCTTTTGGTTTTCGTCAAATGCTATAAATTTTGGTGTCATTGCAGAAATATCAATCGGTTTTTGATCTGCGTTCAAAACTCTAAATTCTATTTTGTTATCTATTCCTTTATATACTTGTAATTGTCTATTATACACTGGTCTATACTCCGTGACGAATCCTGTTTCATTAACTACAATTGTTGTTCTGTTTGAGACTAAATATCTAGGTACTAATTGCATAATGTATTTATTTGATTAATGTTAACTAAAGATATAGAAGAAAATTTTCCCTTTTTGAGTGTGGTTACCTACGGAGGTAACGAATACATCGGCATCATAATTAATCAAGATAGTAGTGTCACTAGCATGTATGTTTATACTCATCTACGATCAAAAACAGAACAAGTTTCTTTTTTAGAGTGTGGAGAAGCATGGTGGTGGGAATCTAACAGAATGATTCCGATTAATATTTTTTTAAAAAATGAAATGGATCCGTTTAAATATTCAATTATTACTATGAATAGTAAAGACGTAAGATTATTAATCGGTCCTTGTGTTAATATTGGCAATATGAATGTTAAAAGAGTTAAGCGGCGTAGCGTACAACTTGTACGCAAACCTAAGTAGATAATTGTTCACATATTAAATTCATATGTACAACACATGCCATTGCATAACTAAATGCGTGTGCTTTTTTAAAGTAGTAACTACCATCTTCTGGTTTATTCCATACTTCACGGTTTATACGATCCCAATCAACGTCTTTTGCTAGGTATCGTTTTGAAGGACGAATAATAGCTAAAACCGCAGCAAGTTGTTTTATACTTGATGGTTCTAGTGTTTTTACGAGCTCCTCATTTCCGCTTAAATGAAAAACTTGCGAACAAAATTCATGATGCTTTAACAGTTCCCATATAGGTTCTCTATTCATTAATTCTTTTAGATGCTCTTCATCTCTTACATCTTTATAGATACTAACATTTAAAAAATCAAGTTTGAAGTAACCTCTGTCTTCTGCTGTCTTATAATCAATAGTTGAAAGATTGTTCATAGGATTATGCGGACACTCTGTAACATATACACCAGTGTTGTGTTTTTTACCTGTATTTAATTTTGCTACACGATGTTGTATCTTAGATAGTACAATATCTCTGTCTCCAAAATCTATATCAATATCAGGCAAGTGCTTTCTCCAACTTACGTGCTTTTTTATTAGCCATGTCCCATTTAATTTTTGAAACACGATCTTTAAATGTAATTCCGTGCAAATGGTCCCATTCGTGCAAATAACATTTTGCACTATACCCTTCAATTTTAACTATTTGTTCTTCTAAGTCTTCGTTGTACCATTTAGCTAATATTTCTTTAGGACGTTTTACTTTAACAAACAAATTAGGAAAACTTAAACACCCTTCAATATCTAATACAGTTTCAGAAGTATATTGTAGCACAGTTGGATTTATACAAATAGTCGAATTTTCTTTACTATCACCCATTACAAAAACTTGTGCGTCTAAACCAATTTGATTAGCACTAAGTCCTATACCGTTATTTGATAACATAAAGTCAACCATTTGTTCTTTTAAATCTACAGGATTAAAACTAGGATTTTCTAAGTCAACTTCTTTTACTTGACGATCTAAAAACGGATCTGGATAATAAACTAAATTCATAACTTGCCTTCTGCTCTCAACTGTGCTCTAATTTGTGTTGCACTTATACTATGTATCTCATCGCCTAAGTCGTGTTGTGTAAAGGTATAACCAACACCACGACCGTAGCTAATGTCAACTATATTAGGTACAAACATTATAACATATTCTTCGCCTTCTGTAAAGCCTTGATTTGCTAATCCTTGTACGATATTTTGTGTAACTGTTTCTACATCAAAAGGATTATCATCTTGTTTTGCAGTGCGTCCGCCGCCTGCATCTTTGCCTACAATGCCGCCAACATCGCGGATCATAATACATACTTGACCTGTTTCTAATAGTGCCTTTTTAAATAATGCCGTGTGACCATCATGCCACGGTTGCCATCGCCCAAGCATCTGTGCTGTGGGCTTTTTCCAATCAAACATCTTTTACTCCGTATTTAATGTGTTTGTACCAAATTCGTTCATGACCATAATAGAGTATCATTTTTGTAGCAACTTCAAAACCTGCAATCATTCCTGCCCAATCTATCTGGCCTGTGATTAGCCAAGCAAGCAAAAAGGTATCTGTAGTTGCTAGTATACGCCAAGTTAATGTTTTTGCTAAGTGTCTTTTAGCTGATACCTTATTTTCCATGTTGCATAAATTTTTCTACTACTTTAACTAATTGTTCATGTGTATCATCAAACCATTCTGAAACATGATAATCATATTGTCCAAATTCTAGCGGTACATACATTTTATTTGTATCTTCAAATCTACCTTCTTTAATTGTATCCATCCATACCACATAATCGGCGCCAAACTCGTCACGTGCTTGTGGAGTAGGTGCAACAAAATCTGCAACACATGTCCTTCCAGCTTTCACGATTCCATCTGCTAGATACCGCATACGTTGTGCTTGCCTAATGCGTCCTTCCGGGCTAAAGTCCCAGTCGTTGTATTCTTTTCTTATATCGTCTGCGTTTATATGCACTGCTCCGATTAATTTTGCAAATGGAGTAGCCAAAGTGGTTTTGCCGCTACCTGGCAAGCCACATATTAAAATTTTCATAAATTACTTTCCTTCGCAACATCTTTTACAAGTTGAACATCGTTTGGCAATCTTTTAAATCGTATTGCCCAATGTTCAGGATTAATGACATGATACACAAGTTCTAGTTGTTCGTCATTAAACTTACTTAGCATTTCTTTGCCACTAGGGCAGTTAAGAATGAGCCATGGAGACATTTTACCATCTTTGATATCCCATACTGCTCTGTTCAAACTAACATAATAGAAATAATGATTCCACTGTGCGCTTTTATCGTCTGCCCATTCCATCATTGTTTTTACTGACCGCTCTAGTGCAGTAGCAACATCTTCTTTTAGAATTAGCTCTAGTGCATATTTTTCATACATTGCTTCTTTGCACCAATGATCTAATTTAACACCGCTAGTTACAACATAGTCTATATACTTTTCAGGATATAAAGGCCTAACATTTGAAATAAAACTGCCAAATTTAACAAATGCATTGTAATATGGTGAAGAACAAAAGTCTTCATATGTTTTTTCTTTTTTTGCGCCTGCACTTAATTTATAAAACCTTTGAAACGCATAAAACCCGTGACGTACACGTTTTTCATCTTTTTGTAGAGCACGTCTTTTCTTTTCACACATATGTGCTGCGAGAGTTTTTTCTCGCATATAACCATTGCCACAGTATTCGCATTTAAAAGGTTTTTCAGAGTTTGACTGCAATGTCATGTTCTTCAGCCAATTCTTTGAGTTCTTTTTTTGTAGATAATCTAGCAAGCAGTTCTACCTCATCTTGTTTCATATTAGGATAAATCTGTTCTAGCAGTTTTACACCTTTACTGTTGTCGCTGGTTTTCTTTTTATGACCAATCCATATATGTTTTCTAATTTCGTTTTTAGCATTTCGTGTAACACAAAGTAGTTG